AGACACTCAACAAACCGGGGTGCAAGAAAGGGATCAAACTTGACACCAGCATCTACGAGTTTAAACCGCTCGATTACAATGTTGGTTCTCACAAGTTTGAGCCTAAGGGGCATGAGTGCGGTGTCCACGCTCCCGACATGGTTTGCGCGCTCATTCGGTCCAAGTTTGATGCCAACGAAGCCTACTTCAAGAACAGCGGCGTTAGTTGGGCCCTCGATACTGACCAAAGTGAGAAAACACTACGTGAGATGGTTCGCAGCAAGGGTGTCACTCCGGACAAGTATGTTGAGACCCTTCTTAACATACAACGGCAGTATGATGCCAGGAGGCTGGCCAAGGAGGCTTCTGAGAAACTTGTCTCCCAGGATGGTGATGATACCAAAGAACTTCCACCAACACCACCTATACCAATTGATACCCCTGATGAGGTCGTCGAGATGTTGTCTGAGCGTTGGGGGGCGAGAGAGTACTTTGAGAGTATCAGGTCCAGTTTCCCCTCGATGCCCCATAACTTGGCGATTCGACTCACCGACGCGTTCGACCCGGCCATGATCCCGAGTCGCTGGAAGTTCAATTGGACTGAGTTCAAGCAGTCAGTTGGAGACTCTTTTGCTGTTGGGGTTCAGGCTTTCCGTGATTCGGTGCACTCGGTGTTTTTCAATCCCGTCGTTCGAGCACTTAAGCGAGTTGGGGATTTCTTCTCCAGCTTTCTCGTCAAGGGGGTTGCCGTTGCAGGGATTGCCTGGCTCCTTTCTTCCATTGTTCCTGGCCTTGTTACCGGTGGGCTTAGCGCTTGCTTCCAATCCCGTCAGCCGGTTGTGAACTACAATGTCGCTCCTCCGGTAGTCAACGTCAACGTGAGCAATTACGAGGGCGACCAGTACCACGAAGCTCCATTCGTAGTAAATAGCTCAGGTTCCCGACGGACGGCAGACGCTAATTCCATTCCCGGACGTCATGCGGGTATGGAGAGATATCACCCTGACCTCTACTCTGGCCTTCTTGACCCCATGCTCGACCAAGCATCGGGCGGCGGTGTTGGGAAGGTCCCAGGCGCACCGAAGAGCCGTAGGACTCGCGGCAAACCTAGGGGTAAAACTCTAGGTGACCGGAGGAGGCCGACACCCGTGACTCAAGGAGCTCACGGACCCCTATCCGATGGCGTTCTTGCGATCCGCGAGAAGATTTCCAAGAACATGTTCCATGTGACCATCAGAAATGCTCGTCGCGCCGATATCGATTCCGTTCGGCGTGTTGAGTCCCCGCTCATGGGCTGGGCTGTCGGCCTTCGGAACGGGCTGATCGTGATGCCGGAACACTTCAGGATGTATGTCCAGGATTACGCTTACCATTATGGTGAACTCAATGACTGGACGGATGATCAGATCGAAGACTACTACGAAGATACTGAGCTCGAGTTTACGCGGGCTGGTGTCTCGTATGTCCGGCGTGTTGGTGATTTCGAGTTCTTTGCGCAAAGCGTCGAGCACGACGTTGCCTACGGTATAGTCCCACTCAATTGGGGCATCTCCACGATCATCAATCACTTCATCAGCCAGCGCGAGTTGTCCTCGTTAACCTTAGGGAACCGTTACTCCTTCGGCGGCGTTTTGTTCGGACCTGGCCGGGACTACGTCTTCCAAACTGGTGGTGCGATCAGCATCACTGGCGTGAAGGTTAGGTCCAAGACCGTTGATCAATTCGGAAACCGGGTGTTCTCTGATGAGATGGAAAGTCGCGAGAACGTCGTCTGCTACCCTCTCACCACCCGAGGTGGCGATTGTGGGATGCTCCTAACCGCTCGAACCGATGGGTACGACCGCGTGATTGGTCTGCATGCTGCTGGGAACAACGTCGATCACGGTTATGCCTGCGTCCTGACCAAGGAAGACATTCTCAAGGCGGTTGGGGAGAACAAGGAGGTCGTTCTTGGAGGTCTCGATATGGACAAGTTCAAACTCGAATGCGATTTCAAGGATCTTGCACCCGACGCTCAGGACTTCCATGGAGACCTCGACGTTGACTACTACACCAGGCATCAGAGTCCGCGTGCGAACGTCAAGATGACGACCAACATTGTCCCCTGGGATGGTGACGGTCCTCTACCCTATGCTCGCACTACCGTCGTGTCCAACATCTCACCCACCCAATTCGCGAAGAATCACGGGGGTTCTGACGGTGGTCCGTGGTCCGTCGATGACCGGATTCTCCGTGCCGTGAAAGCGCATCTGGTTGGACTCATCCGAAGCAATGCACCAATGTGTCTTAAGATGGTGCCGTTGACCTTGAAAGAGGTCATGCTCGGGGTCAAGGGCACGTACATCGATCCGATGAATGCTAAGAAGAGCCCCGGATATCCAGACGGTGCGAACTCAATCAGGCGTTCCGATTATTTCCGTTACGATGGTGACGAGTTCACTTTTGGTCCCAGATGGAGCGAACTTATCACGCAGATCAACGAGACGCTCTTCATGTTCTCACGTGGCTTTCCTCGTACTTTTCCATGGTTCATCCTCCAGAAGGGCGAGCGCCAGACTCGGGCCAAATACGAGTCTGGGCGTACGCGCTGGATCTCGTGTGGTGCCCTCTCCTTCCAGATCATTATGATGATGTACTACGGTGCAGCTATCGATATGATCAAGAGGGGGAGAATTCGCAACGGCTTTCTTACTGGTGTGAACGAGCGTGACGCTGACCAATGGACTTCCATCGTCAACTACCTTGCGGAAGTTGGTGGTGCAAAGTACTGTGGTTCGGCTGACTTCACCCAGTTCGATAAGAACACCAAGAAAGAATGCGTTGAGCATTGTTTCGACGTCCTTGACTCTCTCTACCCGGACGCGACGACAATTGACCAAAGAATCCGCCACTGCATAAGGGCCAACGTTGCGGAGTCGGTTCAGGTCTATGGTTCAGTTGTCGAAGTCTTCCACTCGATGATGCCCTCGGGGTGTCGTCTCACCTACGAACTCAATTGCCTCCAGAACCTCATGATAGACCTTTATACATGGGTTCAGGTTCACGCTGGAGACACAACCTCCCTATCAACCTTTTCCAAACACGTGCGCCCTCTCGTTTGCGGTGATGACAAACTGTTTTCCGTCTCGGATAGCTACCATTCGGTATATAATGAGGCAGCCATTGCTCAATCAGCTGCTCTATTCGGACAGAAAATGACTAACGCAGACAAAGGTCCATGTGGTACCGAACTCACCCCCCTTATCAACCACACTGTACTTAAGCGTGGTTTCCGTTACGAACGTCTCCTTGGCAAGTGGGTCGCTCCTCTCAAGATGGCCACAGTTCTCGAGGTTCCTTTGTGGACAAGGGCCAAGGCTGAGAGGGTTGAAATCGCACAATCAAACATGAAGTTCGCTGTTTGTGAAGCTAGCCTTCACGGGAAGGCGGTCTTCGACGATCTGATCCCACAATGGCGTCGCTTCTCCGGAAGGTATTGGGACCCAACTCTTGAAGACTGGGAGACCGTGTTCCGCCTCGTTACGGAACAAGGGTTAATCGGTTATTCGCAAGATGGGGAACAGTTCGACTCGGAGGGGTGATTCAATTGAGTGGCATGTCTCCTCTCGACTTTAAATTGAGCGTGCGACTACGAGAGTGTTTCCCTTCCCTAGGGTTTAAATCGGGCGTTATTGTCTCCGAGATAGGCAGGGCGCGCGATTGTGCAGCGTTGGAACCAGATCCGAAAGCACCATTTTTAACCTAATTAAGTCCAATGAGTTTATCCGCCGAATCATCCAAAGTCAAAGATAGCATCACTACGTTCGTAGACAATTCGAACGTTGGTGATGCTTTTGCGCTCGACCTAGACAGACTAGACACAGCCAAATTAAATCACCTCGGAGGATCAGAGAACATTGTTAAGTTCCTAGAACGTCCTGTTCAATTAACAAGCGGTCTGTTTTCCACCGTTGATTCCGGGACCTTATATTCTGTTGACCCTTTCATTGCCATAATCGCAGACACCTACAAGGCCAAGAAATTGGATGGTGTATTCCTCCTGCGAGCCAATGTGAAGGTTCGACTCCAAGTCAATGCTACGAGGTTTCAAACTGGGAGATACATACTCTACTTCCATCCATCCTTTGGCGGTGTGACGACCTATGATCATTACCTGGTCGAGCACCGAATTCACTGCGCGCATTTGACCCAATTGACCCAAATGCCACATGTTGAGTTGGACCTTGGGACTCAGTCTTATGTAGAGATGGTTCTCCCTTTTAACGCCGTTTATAACCACTTTCCACTCCAAACGCCAGCTGGTCAGTATAGTTCCGGATTCGGGTTCGGGAATATCTACTTGATCCCCTATGCTGCGTTGGACGCAACCGAAGACCTCACGTGTGGATATTCTATCTACGCGTCCCTTTGTGACATTGAGCTATCCGCTCCGACGATCACACAAGACGCAATTGTCTGTCAGGACGGTTCCGCACAAGACCAAGAACAAGCAGGGTTTGTGGAATCGGCATTGACCAAAGTTTCCAAGGTGAGTGGTGTTTTAGGCGAGTTCCCCTTGTTAGCACCATTCACCAGGACAGTGGGATGGGCGTCCGATATTTTAGCACGCGCTGCACACATCTTTGGGTGGTCGAAACCACTCAATATTGCTGAGCCGACCCTCGTTTATCAGCGGTGTGTGCCCAACATTGAGAATGTTGATGGGTGTGCCAACGCTCGGTCATTAGCGTTGACTAAGAACAACCAAGTAGTATCTAATGTTTCAGGTCGTACTGCCGACGAGATGTCTTTTGATTTCGTCAAGACCATTTGGGCGTACACTGGGACATTTACGTGGCATGGTACTGATGCTGCTGGCACTGCTTTGTTGCACCTCCCTGTTGTTCCAGTCGCGAGATTCGCATATGGAAAGGGAGAGGTGGAAACACCCCTTTCTTTTTTGTGTCGATTCTTTAGACATTGGCGGGGAGGCATAAAATATCGGTTTAAATTCGTTAAAAACGAGTTTTTCTCCGGCAGGGTGGCCTTTTCGTTCCAACCTCTCATTGAGGGAGGGACTAATGCTGGAACGTACCCACCGACTGAGCAACTTCATAGGCAGATCGTAGACTTGCGGACCATTAAAGAATTCGAGTTTACTGTCCCTTGGACTTCACCGTTCTTGTACGAGAGGGTTGAGTCTAAGATTGGTTATCTCCTGATCACGGTTGTTGACCAATTGATTGCGCCAAGTTCCTCTCCTCAGGACATCCGTGTTCTGATCGAGGTATGCGGTGCACCTGACTTTGAAGTTGCTGGCTTTGTTCAGAACAAGTATGATGTCTACTGCCCCTACTCTGTTCAAGACGGATCTGATGATTCTGTTGTTGTTCAGTACAATCGCAGCCCACCCAGTGTCTTGCCAGCGTCTATTGGTCCAGGAGAGAAGATCGAGTCTCTCAGACAACTTGCCAAAGTTGCTTCACATTTCTACTGGACGGGTTCGACCACTAGTACCGGGAAGACGTTCTCGTGGTCCCCGTACTATCGGGCGTACGTTCATCAAATCACATCCAACTCTACCACGTTAACCCGTGATTCAGGTGCCCATTCTGACTTGTTCACAGTGGTAACCGCTCCGTTCGGGCATGATACTGGCAATCTCCGAACAATCCTTTACTCCGCAAAAGGCGGGGTGACACTCGATCAGTTTGTCCAAATGGGATATGATAATGACTTTGACTGCTTTGCGGCCTCAGGCATGTTCAGTCTCACCGCCTTTTCCGCCCCCGCCTTCTTCTCTAAGATGAGGGCGGCCCTTTACACATTGACTGAGGGTTTACTTGATGTCATTGTGCCCAACTATAATCGTCATCTCGGCAGACCGATCTCTGGATCTTATGCCAGCTCACAAACTGGGTGGTTGACTGGGGCTTTTACCCAGACTCCCGCCATCGTGGTGCAGAATCCTAACACCACAACATATGAGTTTCCAAGCGCGACCATGCGAATGGGGGCTGATGATTATAATGCGTCTGTTTGGCTTAGCACTCCGTGCTTAGTCGAGTGGACAACGACTTGATTCGTAGTCGCTAGCGTTCCTTTCTTTTATAAATATAAAATTTCTAAAAAGTATATAAGGAAACGCAGCATCTCACCGAGGATTCCTCTTTTATTCGGTGACAGATACTAAATGTACCTGGGGTGAGCGACTACGGTCGCGACATGGACATTTGTAGCTGCTGCGGCGCGCCTCCTGTAGGTTCGTAGTCCAGAAAAAACAAAAATATTCATTTTGTTTAACGTGTTTTTGTCTTTTCGCCTTTTATGGCTCTTACAGCGTGAATTTTGAGCACGCAACGTTTCACCTATCGTTCACAACCAGTGTGTGTGCGGTGGGTTTTCTTAAAAAT